GAAAGCGAATCTCAAATCCGTCGTCCTGAAGTGCGACCAGGCTGTCACGATCTACACGAACGACCTGTCTTCGGGATCGCCCCAGGACACCATCGCGCTAACAGCCGGCCAGGCCAAAATCTGGACGCTGCAGACCGATGGTTCGGGAGCCTGTCCGTTCTCCGACAACGTGACAACCATGTACGTCACAAACCCGGGTGGCGTGAACGCCAACCTGCAAATCCGCGGCATCGCCCACCAGCATTCCTAAAATGGTCGCCCCGGATCTCACTCTTCCATCGCAGCGCTACTTCGAGCGAGGCGGCGGCCGCCAGGTGCTCTTTGCCAAGATCTGTGCGGAGCCTACCGCTAGCGGCGACCCGGTGCGATCGGCCTTTATCGACGACCTGCTGGCGAAACTCGCGGCCAAGGCGAACGGCTAATGTGGACCTTCTCTCAATCGACCGGCGAGCTCGCGCGCGACGGCAAGATCTACGGTACGGGCTACGCAGGCCTCGGCGAGGACAAGAATGTTCCGGCCGACCAGGCCGTCGTGGGCAAGGGCCCGATTCCGCAAGGCCGCTGGACCATCGGGCCGGCGAAAAACAACTCAACCCTCGGACAGCACGTAATGGAGCTCGAGCCGAAGGCCGGCACGGTGACGTTTGGCCGCTCCGGATTCTTTATTCACGGCGATTCGCTAGCGCACCCCGGCCAGGCGAGCCACGGCTGCATCGTTTTACCGTACGCGCTACGTGAGCAGATCTCATTTTCAGCCGACATCGATCTGACGGTAACGGCCTAATCACCATGGACCGACGAAGCCTCCTCATCGCACTTAAGGCCTTCATGGCGGCCGCCATCGGTGGCGCACTTACAGGAGCGGCGGAAGCTGCGGCCGGCGGCCACATGAAGGGCATCATTTCGGCGGCCATCGCCGGCGCCTGCATGTCGGTGGCTCATCTCTTCCAGGAAGACCCGCGGAAGTCGTGAAGAAGCTATTAATCGTTTTCGCACTCCTGATTTCCGAGCGGGCGCGCAAGGCTCGGCGCGTCCTAGCGGCGGCGCTGATGTTCAGCGTTCTGCTCACGCTGGCCACCGCGGCAAAGCTCCCAGTGGACGGCATCGACGCGCACCGCCGCGCCGACGGTATCCTCTACCCGCTGCTGACGGCTGCAATGAACGAGTTCGCGCTTGACCATGGCGGGCCCAACGATCCGGGACATTTCGACAAGCTCCGTACGCAAGACATCGAGCACATCCGCGCAGTGCGCGAGACCTTCAAGGCCTGGGACCAGGCCATGAAGCAAGCTGGCTACTGATGCGGAGGGGGACATGCTTGACGACTATCCGGCCAACCCCGAGGACTTCTATGGCGCCGAATACCCCGACTACGAAGGCCTCAGTGAATGGCAGGGGCTGGTAGCGCGCGATGGCAAAGAAGGCCGCCGCGGTCATCGAGCAGGAATATGCCCTGGTTCCGGTGGGAGACATATGTCCTCACCCGCGCAACCCCCGCAAGGGCGCGATTGACGCGATCGATCAGAGCATCGACGAAAACGGGTTCTACGGCGCCGTTATCGTCCAGAGGGCAACACGCCTCATCCTGGCCGGCCGGCACCGCTGGGAGCGGGCCAAGGCCAAAGGAATAGCCCTGCTGCCGGTTCTGTGGGCCGACGTCGACGATCCCACCGCCCTGCGTATCATCGCGGCCGACAACCGGACCAGCGACCTGGCCGGCTACGACCCCCAAGCTCTCGCCGAGCTGCTCGAATCTTGCCGGAGCGATTCGGGGGGATTTGACGGTACCGGCTACGACGAGAAGGCGTTCGACGAAATCCTGGCATCCGCCGGCGAAGCGATTCTACGCGCCAACGAAGGCGCGCACGGCGCCGCTCCTGAAGAAGAGCCGGTCCCGGTAGACCGCGCCGACGAGCTGCTCGCCAAGTGGAGCGTGCAGCCTGGCCAGCTCTGGGAAATCGGCCGGCATCGGCTGCTTTGCGGCGACAGCACATCGCGGGCCGACGTCGAGCGTTTGATCGACGGCGAAAAGGTCGACATGGTCTTCACCGATCCTCGCTATGGAGTGAAATTCGGCGAGGCCAATCATAACCCTTGCGCGAAGCGATGGGATGGCATCCAAAACGACGACAAGAAGGGCGACGACCTCCGCGCCTTCCTGAAAGCGTGCTTCGACAACTTCGTGTGGGCCAGCGCGCCGGCGGCGCCGGTGTACTGCTGGTCGCCAACGCTCCTCGCGGCATACGAAATGCTGCAGGCGCTGATCGAAGCCGAGGTTCACGTTCAATCCCAGCTCGTCTGGGTGAAGAACTGCCTCGTCCTTGGCCAGGCCGACTATCAGTGGCGCCACGAATTCTGCTGGTACGGCTGGACCAAAGGAAAGAATCATTACTGGGACGGCGGCCGCGCGCTCACCACGGTTTGGGATCATCGCAAGGACGCCAACTCGTCCTACGAGCACCCGATGCAAAAGCCCGTGTCGCTCGCTGCCGAGGCGCTAAAGAATTCCTGCAAGCCGGCCGGAAGCGTGCTGGATTTATTCGCGGGTTCGGGCGGTACCGGTGCCGCGGCCGATGTGCAGGGAAAGAGCGCGAGGCTGATGGAAATTGAGCCGAAGTACTGCGCTGTGATTTTGGAACGCCTCACGCGCCTGGGCCTCTCGCCGTCTCTGATCCAATAACTCACTCCGACGGGGTTTCCCCTTGGCACTATGGGACGAACGGCTGCCGGGCGAAAGCCCGAAGGCCTGGACAGCTTTTACAACCTACCGAGATCTGCTCGCGGACCGCACCATGGCCGCGGCCTGGCGCAAGCTGAAAAAGCGCAAGCGGGGCGATGCCCCTGGCCGCTGGAACGCGTGGTCGAGCCAGTTCCGCTGGCAAGAGCGCGTCGGCGCCTATGATGTCCACCTCGACGGACTGCTGCGCGAAGTCCGCGAAAAGCGGATGATCGACCTGGCGATTCGCCGGGCGGAATACGAGTTTAAGGTTCAGGACAATCTCGAGGAGCTCACCACCTGGCTCCGGAGCGCGATTGAAAAGCACAACGCCGCGCCCATCACTGATATCGAGCGAATCGAAGGCAAGGAAGTTACCGTCGGCGCCTCGGGCGAAATCAAAGTGGTTAACGTCCGGACGCGCGTCAAGGGGCTGAAGACCTCAGGCCTCGCGCGCCTTTCCGATGCCTACCGCGACACCATGGTCCAGGCCGTTGTCGGAGTCCGCGGCAAGACAGAAACGGCAAAGGGGGGAACGCCGCCCAAGGCCATAATGCCCGATTTCATGTTGGACTTCATCGAGCGCGAGCGCGAGGAACACGAAGCGCTCAAAGCGCAGGATAAAGCCGACAAAAAGGAAACGACCGATGGAAGCAACTCTCCTGTCGACACTACCTATTGAGTCACGCGTAGCAGTGCTCGAGAGCAGGCAAACCCGCAACGAAGAGGATATCGCCGCGATCGCCAAGAAGATCGACAAGCTGATCCTTTCCGCGTTATGCGCCGCCGTGCTTTTGATCGTTCAAATCATCCTGACTGCCAACGGGCTGCTCCACCCGCACGGAGGCTAAGTATCTCGCGCCGGACGATCCCGGGCCGCAGGTGGGCTTACGAGCCTCTGCCGAGCGCGATTCAGTTTCACCAGCGCCGCGGGCCAATCTACAAAGGCTTTTCAGGGCCCGTAGGATCCGGCAAATCATACGCTTTTGCGTATGAAGCTCTGTTCCAGGCCTATTTGTGGAATCCCGGCCTGCTCGGATTCATTGGCGCCCCGACGTATCCCTTGCTGCGGGATACCACGAAGCGAACGTTCCTCGAGGTTCTCGACATTGAGGAGATTCCCTACGTCTCGCACAAAAGCGAAAACCGAGTGGTCCTGCTGGAAAACGGCTCGGAAATCCTGTTCAGGTCGCTCGACAACTACGAACGGCTGCGTGGTACTAACCTCGCGTGGTTCGGCGTCGACGAGTTGACCTACTGCCGGCCGGAGGCCTGGTCCCGCCTGGAGGCGCGCCTCCGACAAACCCAGGCTCGCCGGCTGCGCGGTTTTGCCGCCTGGACACCGCGAGGATTCGACAGCGTTTACGAACGATTCATTTCAAAGCCAGGCAGGGACTACTGGGCCGTGCTGGCGACGCCGCGGGAGAATCCGCACTCGACCGGGACCGGGCTTTACGACAGGCTCGAGGCCAGCTACGACGAGCGGTCCTATCGGCAAGAAGCGCTGGGCGAGTATCTCAACGTCAATTCTGGCCAGGCTTATTACGCCTTCGATCGCCGAGTGAATGTTCGGCCGACGCGGTTCGATCCGAACCTTCCGTTGATCTGGTGCCTTGATTTCAACATCAATCCGATGTGCTCGGTTATCTGCCAGGCCACGGACGCCACCAGCCGGCTCGATGTGATGTCCGGACGGAAGCGTGCCGTGGTGAACGTCCTCGACGAGCTTTACCTCCCGAATTCGCCAACGCCGGTGGCCTGCGAGAAGTTCAGTCGGATGGGCGCGAAATACTTCAACGGCTCTGTTATGCCGGTGATCATCTACGGCGACGCCTCGGGTATACAGCGTCAACGCGCCAGCGCCGGCGCTCAAAGCGACTGGGAAGCGGTTAGGCAGTTCTTCGCGAATAATCGCGAGTTCAAGCCGGTCTTCAAATACAAGCCGGCGAATCCGGCGGTGCGCGATCGCGTGGCAGCCGTCAACGGCATGCTCCGCAACGCGCTGCAGGAAACGCACCTCTTTGTGGATCCGCGCTGCGAGAAGCTGATCCGCGATTTTGAGCGCGTCGTTTGGGACAAGGACGGGATCACGCTCGACCAGGACAAAGATCACGGCCTCACGCACACGTCCGATGCGCTCGGCTACTACCTAGAAAGTGAATTTGGAGCGCGACGCAACGGCGGGCCGCGCGAGACACGGGTGAGTTAAGACACATGACGATTACCACACACCTCATCGCGCTCACCTCGAGCGCTGTGCAGTTTCCCGCCGCTTCGCCTGGCGTCTGCCGAGTGCTCGTCGAGCCGCTGCGGAGCAATACCCACGTCTCTTATGTCGGCATCGCGATTGTGACGAATGATGCCTCCGGCACGGGTGTCATCAAAGAGCTCGCCCAGCCGCCGGCCGCGACTCTACCGTGCGACACGTTCGACCTGCAGAACGATGTGAGCGAGGACACGATCGACCCGAGCCAGCTATATGGCCACGGCACGAGCGGCGAAAAGCTGAAGGTCACCTACTTCCAGAACTAGGATGGAGTTCCCGGCCTCGGCTCGCGTCAAAAAGCTCGATGAAGAGCACCAGGAGTACAGCTTCTTCAAGGAAGCCTACGACCAGATAGACCTGCTCTATCAGGGCGGCATCGCAATGCGCGAAGCCGTCGTGCGGAGCGGCCAGTTCCTGATCAAGGCGACCAAGGAGCTGCCCGAGGTCTACGCTACCCGCCAGCTGCGGTTTAGCTATACGAACCTGCTGGGCAACGTGATTGGCTGGTACATTTCCGCGCTCTTCAAAGAGCCGCCACAGCTCACGAAGAAGGTCGCCGGATCCACCGGCGAAGCTGCCGAGAAGATACCGGCGGACGCAGCCGAGTTTTGCACCTCGTTCGAGAATGACTGCGACGGCGCCGGCACCTCGCTCAACGATTTCATGTGCGCCGCGGCAGAGAAAGCTCTGCTGTTTCGCAAGGCCTATATCTGCATTGACACGCCGGCGCCGGACGTCGACGCGCCGGCTCCCCTCACGCTCGCCGAGCAAAAGGCCTCGGGAGCGCTCGATCCCTTCCTGGTGCTTTATACGCCGCGCGACG